TGTGTTTTACTAAAAGAGCATACCAATTTTCTCGCTGACCTGAACCTAAACTTACTGTTGAAGCATTACAAGTTAATGTTCCCCCATCGTCTATTTCTGTTTTTCCTGTTACTGTAAGTGCATGACTACTTCCACCACCTGAATCTAACGTGTTAAACGTTCCTGCCGTTATTGTTAGATTTCCTCCTATTACGGGTTTATTATCGCCAGTAGGGCGTGCAATACAACTAGCGTGGTTTATTGTAAGATTATTAAGAGAGCTACTTGAAGGCCAACGCAAATCTGTATCTGCTGCTGTCGTTATTGTTATTGTTCCATTACCGTGCGTAAAGGTTCCTACTATATCTAAAGCACGACCTGCACCCGTTTCACCATCTATAGTAAGACTATGCGATGAACTTGCTACATAAGTCCCAGTTACAGTTAAAGAATTAAAAGTATGAGCTGCATTTTGAGTTACAGTGTGACCACTATCAATTACAACATCATCATCTGCATCAGGAACAACTCCACCTGTCCACGTTGCAGTAGCATTAGAATTGCCCGTTCCTGCTGACGTTATCGTAGCCATTAGGCCACCTCACTTACGAAGACAATTTCAGAGTATATAGGAGAAGCCATTCACTAAACGGTCCCCTGTGCAAACACTACACAATCTCCGATTGGAAATGTTTGTGTATTAGATGCCGAATCTCTTGCAACTACACACAGCCTCTTTAGACCTGTTGTAGATATAGATTTTATAGCACCCGAACTCGCTCCAACTGAAATGTCATCACCAACCTGAACCCATTTAGAATCAAGAGGCGTAGTTATTGATGGCTCAGTTCCAGGAGTTGGAAATAAACTTCCATATACTCTTACAACTGGCGTACTACTATTATCTTGATTTCTAATCTGAATAGTAACTCTGTCGTATGTTGCAATGTCTAAAGTAGTTAATAACGGAACAAATGAACCGCCAGTCACTTCAATACCAGCCGTATCTGCATTACTAGCTTCTAATGTTTTTACTGTGTTGCTTATTCTTGATTTGGTTACTGTATTATCCATTACAACTTCATCCTCTTAGGCTTACGTAGTCCTTTGGGCTTTTTAAGGCCTTTGCATTTACATACGCCTTTGCATTTGTAAGAACCTTTCGGACACTTTACTTCTTTCTTAATTGCTTGTTTGCTTTTTCCCAAGTGCTTTCGGGGTTTATCAGGTCTGCTGAGAGACTTAGAAGGTCTGACGTGAGTCTTAAGCCCCCCGCTCCCATCTTCCTTGCCAATTTTACTTGGCTCGATAAAGTTTTTTGAAGCTTTGAGTTTTGCAAGAAGTCCCTCGTCTTCGACATCAATGGTTTCCCCTTGATTCCAACCAAAGAGGTGGCCCCCCCTAGTACGAAGGCTCCGATAATTGCGCTTCCCAATATAGGTAATTTTGACCATCTAATTAGTCCTCCAATCACCTTAAGCGTCTATATCTCTAATACTTCCTTGAGTTTTAAACTTGTAACAGATTAAGTTACCAGCAGTTAGGAATGCATAGTCCTTAGACAATGTTTGCGTTACTGCAATGTTAGTGTTATCTACATAGGTAGTTGGTGCTGCTACTCTGAATGCCAAGTTTGCCATATCTAACAAGTATACTCTTGATGCCGAATCTGCATCAGATATTACGTGCTGTGATAGGAATATTGGTATTCCATCGTAGGAACCGACTCTTGAATCAAAAGCAAGTCCAGATTCTCCTGCAACTCCATTCATGTTACCTGCTTTGCCTTGAGCTAAATTGTAACCCCAGTTGTTGTTATAAGTAGCTGCGGGAGTCATCATTAACTGTTTTATATCTTGGTAAGTATCATATCCTGTTAGAATAATCAAATCAGAGTAGTTTACTCCTTGTTCCAATGAGTTCGTTATTGCTGCATCCAACATAGCTAAAGTTAAAGCTCGTTCTGTTCCACTATTGTGTGATACATAAGCATCAGCCCATGTCATCGTTGAACGGTCAATACCATCATCATCTACATCCCACATGTCTCCGTCTGTTACTGAAGAGCCGTTTAATGCTACACTGGCTGCTTGAGATAAAGTTACTCGGTCTAAGGTCTCGAAATCACTAGCTGTTGCTGTGGAAGGCGTATCTGAATCTGATAATAGCATTGCATCAATGTAGTAAGCGTGTGCTTCTGCATTTTCTTTTCTTAAGAAAGCTGCTAAGTTGCCAAGTCCGTCATCTGCTTCTGAAAGTAATTCTGCTTTAGTTGTTACTTCCCAAGTGGTGACTACTTCTGCGATGTTTGCCTTTACTTCAACAAATGTTGGTTGAGCAGTTGTTCCTAATGCTGCCCCTTCTTCAATACCGTTGGTTTGGTCGTGTCTGCCAGTCATTACTCTCCATCCAGATTGTGTCCATGCTTCTTTCTTTAAAAGCTTGAATACTTCTGATTTGGTGTTTAACTGACTAAATACTTTAGCCCCATATAAGGTGTTCAATCCTTCAGCCATAGTTGTTGTTGTTACAGCTGCTTTCTCTATGCCGTATCTCTTGGAGATACCTAACGTTCCGCCATAATAGGCGTTTATATATTCTTCAAATTCCATATTTAGTTCTCCCCTACTATTTCGTTAAGCTCTTCCCATGATTTTTCTACGTTCATCCAATCAAAAGATTCGGCTTTAGGAGTGTCATTCTTTGCTGGTGTTGTTTTCTTTCCAGCATATACGTTTATTCCGTATTTCTTTAATGTTGTAAGTGATTTGTGGATGTCATCAGCTTTCTCGGCTACAGATTTTTCCTCATCTTCTGCTTCCTCTTCCTCTTCTTCTTCTTCTTCTTCAGCTTTTTCTTCCATCTCTTCTTCTTCTTCTGGAGCTTCCTCTTCTTCTTCCTCGTCTTCAGCTTTTTCTTCGCCTGCCATTTCCTCTAAATAGGCCATGACTTCTTTGAGTTTTCCTAGAGTTGCTTCCATATCCTTGTAAAGCTCCTCATGCTTATCAAGTTCTGCTATCGGTTCTTCGAGAGCCTCACTTTTCTCTGCCTCTATGACTTCTTCGTCAGCAGGCGCAGCGTGTGAATCTCCACAAGTACATTTGCTCATATGTGTGCATTATTCGGGACTACCTATATAAACAATAGAAAATACTCGGGTTAACGTGCAGGAGGCTTCTCGACTGGCTTCCAACTTGGCTTTCCAACTGCATCTCTTAATTTCATACCGCTTGTTCTACCTGTAGTGCCATCTGGTTTCTTATATTGTTGGTCATATTTACCTGGATTTCTCCACAATTCTGCACACCATGCACCTTCATTTCTTATTACTTTACGCCCTTGCGTAAATGGATTCCCTTTATCACTAACGCTTAATTTTCTTGCATTATATTTACAATTAGCCATCCATGTTCCTGAAGGTTGAGTCCCGCTGCGTGGTTTTTTCTTAGGCTTTTTCTCATCTTCTGGTTTCTTCTGAATGAATGCACCAAACTTTATCATACGCATTATATCATTAAGATAATCATTGGACTTCTGTAAGCGTTCTGTCTTTATTGTACAAGGACATTCTGCCTTATCTAACGATTTGGCCTTGTTTTCTAAACTCTTACTCCAGCTATGTCCTGCATTTCCGCCCATCATCTTCCACATAATCAATCCCTTACTAGGTCTTTTCTTATTGTCAAAGTTCTTACCCTGTGGGTCTACGGTTTCATGTCTTCTATAATACTTGTGAATCTTCATTGCCATTGCATAACTTACATATTGTTTGTTAATTAAGTGTGCGTTAATTGCCTTTGTAACATCTCCACCACCATATCCAAACTCCTTACGAAGCTCTCTACCTCTAATCGCTTCTTTTTTAACTCCTTGTGGTATCTTGTACTTCTCTATCTTTGTAAGAATGCCATCAAGCACGTCTGATTTACCAAATCTACGGGCTTGTATAGCCCTTTCCTGACGTATAGCTCCTTCTTTAGTATCATGGCAGCCTAAGAGCCTTCGGTTCTTCTTAGCGTACAAACAGTATTCACTACCTTTCCGCTCTATTATCTTTTCAACCATCGACTCAACCTCATCCAAAGTCATCTGAACACTCTTGGATTTAGCCATTGCTACCTCTGTGACTTTAGCCTCTGGGTTAGCTGGATTATCGCCAACCCAAGAAATAGACCAAAGAGAAAGCTCGTTAATACGATTGTGGCAGTCGTCTTCTGATAAACATACCTTCTCTTGGTCTGTGGCTTCGCCCCGAATACTACTTGCACCCGACGGTCCGTAATCTCCTATCTCTTTCCATACTTTGTCGTGCATC